GTTCTTGAATCTGTTTCTCCCCGTATTTCTGCTTGGCTTTCTCCACCTTCTGAGAGTGAATCTCCGTTATATGCTGGCAAAGCCCCTCGCGGTAAAGCTGGTCATGTGGCTGAATCTCTCTATGGACCTCGTGGACCTCGCGTCTCTAAGTCCCTTGCTGAATCAGCTTCCAAGTCCAAATTTTTTGGACAAGGGACTGTTGATCAGAATGCTGCTGAACTGATTTCTTCTCGAATTGTTTCAAACCTACGTACTATTTCTCTTTATTCTAACTCTGGAAAATTGATTTGCCCGTTGAATGGTTTTATTGTTCGCGGACGTTGCTTCCTCACTTACGCCCATTATATAGATGCGTTTGTTGAGATGGCTACGCTCCATCCGAATGTTCAAGTTACCGATGTTGCTGGAAATGTGATCTCCAATCTTCATGCTTCCGAACTCTCCATTGTTAAAGTGGATTCTTTGGATGGTGAGCCTGAAGATCTTGCTCTTTTTATTCTTCCTCGTAGTTGCCCTGCTGGCAAGGACCTTTCTACTCATATTGTCCCTGCTTCTTTTCTTTCCAAGATTCAGTCTTCTGAAATTTGTACTGTCACTCCTGCTTATCGTAAAGTTCCTGGCACTCATATTGCCTATCGTGTTTCTAATGCTAATTTGATTAATCGACCTTCATATACTCTTGAATCTGGTGTTGTTAAAAATCTCTCTGTTATGATCGAATCCCGTGCTGATACCAGCAAGGGTGATTGTGGCTCTATTGTTGTTTCTCTTTCTCCTAATCTTTCTCAAAAGATCTGTGGGCTTCATGTCGCCGGCGACCGTTATGGTTACGCCCGCGCTGTGACGCTTACAAAAGAAAAAGTTGATCGTATTCTTCGTGATGTTCCTTTTGAAGCCCAAAATTTTTCCCTTCCTTGTGTTGATGATGATGTTTTTGTTTCTGCTCGTTCTACCCCTCCCGTGGCTGTTTTGCCATTGGATGGGCATTTTACTCGTGAAGCTGATCTGATTTCTCCTGTTTCTGTGGGTACTTCTTCTGCTCTCTATCGTTCTCCAATTTCTGGTGTTTTAGCTCCTTCTGGTGTTATTCCTGCTGTCCTTCGTCCTGTTCTGGATTCTGAAGGTGTTTTGACCGATCCTATGGTCAAATCTCTTCAGAAAGCTGGTTCTTCACTTCCTCCCCTTGATCCATGCGAATTGGAGGAGAGCTCGCAGGACGTGTTGCGTATTATTCGCAACTGTTCCGCCCGTTCTCCTCGTCTCCTTACCGTCGATGAAGCAATTCACGGCGTTGAGGGGGATCCGTATATTGGTTCTCTCAAGGTTGGGTCTTCCCCCGGATATCCACTCACTTGTCAAAAAGTGAGGGGTATCCGAGGAAAGGCCTCATGGATTCAACATGAATCGGATGAAACGGAAGCTTTTGTTTCCGACGAACTCCGACAAGAAGTTGAACTCATGCTTGAGAAAGCCAAGGTTGGTGAGCGTACCCACGTTTACTGGCTGGATTTCCCAAAAGATGAAACCCGTCCAATAGAAAAAGTCAAAGCTCTCAAAACTCGATCTGTTAATTGTTCTCCTCTTCCATTTACGGTTGCCTGCCGCGTCGCCTTTGGCCAGTTTTGTGCTGCCCAAATGGATGGTCGCGGAATCAACGGCAGTGCAATTGGTGT